TATGCAGTGGGCACTGTGTTGATATTCGGGGGAGATAAAGAAGTTACTGTGTCTCAAAACTATGGCGATCATAGAGTTGCAGGAGTGGTCAGCGACACAGCTGGCTATACCATGAACGGTGCTTGCCCTGGACATAAAAATCTCATAGCACTGCAAGGTCGTGTGCCATGTAGAGTGGTTGGCAAGATCAAGAAAGGAGATTTGATAGTGACATCCAATATACCAGGTGTGGGAATATCTGCAACAGGTGATGCTAAAGCTGGCACGATCATAGGAAAATCTCTGGTTGATTACGATTCAGATCATATTGGCACTGTTGAAGTTGCCGTAGGAAGAACATAATGTCTAGACAAATAATATATTCAAATTCGGCGCCCATAATATGGAGCACGGTTGACGAAGCATTTAATCGAATAAATGACAACTTTACTGAACTTTATCTAAGCATTGGTGGCGGTGGTGCTGTTGATTTAACTTCACTGAGCACCAATGTAATACCCAGCACCAACGAAACGTACGATTTAGGATCACCAACCAAACGGTGGAGAGACATTTACCTCAGTGGCAGTTCCATACATTTGGGCACAGCAATAATTACTTCACAATACGGTGCAGTCAATCTGCCTGCGGGATCTACCATTGGCAGTTTGGCGCTGGACGAAAACTATTTCAAAACCATTGCTGTGGCCGGACAGGCCAATATTGTGGCAGATACAGGCACTGATACATTGACCGTTGCGGCCAGCACAGGCATTGCTTTGACCACTACAGCCGGCACAGACACCCTGACCATAGCCAACAGTGGAGTGTTAACTAATATTGCTGGCACAGGTATCACAGTGAGCGGTGCCACAGGCAATGTAATAATTACCAATGCAGGTGTATTGTCGACCATTGCAGGTTATGGTATCAGTGTTAGCGGAGCAACTGGCAACATTACTATTGCCAATACCGGTATAGTCAGTGTGATCACTGATCCGGGATCGGGTATTACCCTTGATACCAGCACACCTGGCACAGTGCGTATAACAAATGCGGCTCCCAGTGTGCCCCAGAACATATTCCAGACCATAGCAGTGAGTGGACAATCTAATGTGGTGGCTGATCTTCCAACAGATACGCTGACCTTGGTCAATGGTACTGGTGTCAGTATCACTACCAATGCTGGTGCTGACTCAATTACATTTACCAACTCAGGAGTGACCAGCTTTGCAGTATCTGGTGTTGGTCTAAGTGCTAGTGCAGCCACAGGCTCTATCACATTATCCAATACTGGTGTCACTGCTATATCAGCAGGTGATGGAATTTCAATTAATCAAAGTACCGGTACAGTGGTTGTCACAAATACTAGATTTGGGTTTACCTCTATTGCAGTAGGTGGACAGGCATCTATACTGGCTGATAATGCAACAGACACCTTGGTGTTGGTAGCAGGGGAAGGTATACAATTAACCACAAACGCAGTCAGCGATAGCATCACATTTGATGTGACCTATTTGAAAGGTTCTGTGTTCTCAGACACATCCACACTGGTGATCAACGGTGCTACTGGCACGGTGGTTGGCCCTGTTGCAACATCAAGTTTACGTACTTCAGAAACTAAAATTGCGTTAGGAAGTGACGCTGGATCAACCAATCAAGGTAGTAGCGGTATAGCCATAGGATATGGTGCTGGGCAGATTAGTCAAGGTCAAGGTGCTATTTCTATAGGCGATGATAGCGGAAAAACTAGTCAAGGTCAACGAGCAGTAGCTATTGGCTATGTAACGGGTTATCTCAATCAGGGGTTAAGTGCTGTAGCAATTGGAGAATCTGCTGGTCAAGCTAGTCAAGGAGCGGGTGCTGTTGCTATCGGTACACTGGCTGGGGCCACTAGTCAAGGAGCTAATTCTATAGCTATCGGATATTATGCAGGACAAGCTAGTACATTTGCTTCCAGTATTATATTAAATGCCAGCGGTGCTGTACTCAATAGCGCAGCAGCTGGCTTCTATGTAAGACCTATTAGAGAAGTCACTGGTCCGCAAACTGTATACTACAATCCTGCTACATATGAAGTCACGTGGGGACCAGTTCCCTCAGGTGGAGTAGGAGGCGGTAGCACCAGCAATTATGAATTCAGTGTAGCCGGTGATGACTCCACACAGCGAGTGATCAACAATGGTGAAACACTGCGCTTTCAAGGTGCAGGTGGTATTACCACTGTTACTGACGGCGAAGGTCGAGTTACTATTACCGGTCCAACATTGGCCGCTGTGGCCACTTCTGGTACATATAGTTCATTGAGTGGATTACCATCTATCCCTGCTGCTTACTCTGCAACCAGTATTGATGCACTAAGCGACGTTGACACAACTACCAGTGCGCCTACAAATGGGCAAACACTGGTGTGGAGTTCAGCCGGTGGCAAATGGTTGCCGGGAACAATATCAGGCGGTGGCGGCGGCACCCTGGCAGCAAGGGCCGCAGTGGCAGCAACAACTGCCAGTCTGGCTAATACAGCAACTGGCAACCTCACTATCACTGGCTATAAAGGTTATATGCTTTATAAAATTCAAACTTCAGCTGCGGCCTGGGTTAGAATTTACACAGACACCACCAGTAGAACAGCAGATGCAACTAGACTGGAAGGTGCTGATCCAACTCCAGGTTCGGGTGTTGTGGCTGAAGTAATTACCACTGGCGCTCAAACTATTTTGATCAGTCCGGGCGCATTGGGATTCAGCAACGAAACTGTTCCAGATACAAATATACAATTAGCAGTGACCAACAAGAGTGGTGGAACAACCACTATCACTGTTACATTGACTGCTGTACAACTAGAGGCATAATATGTCAGAAATGCTGTCTTACATACAGACTAGAAAGTATATTGTTACTGTGTACAACTACGATGATCTTGATGCTGTCTATGAAGAATTAGAAACAGCAGGCAAGGCGCCGCCTGATACGGAAATACAGCGTGATGTTGAATGTCTAGAACGTAGACCCATGAGTAGAAATACTGTTTATAGGTTAGCTGATTGGGAAGCTGATCAATTAAAAGCTGATCCTAGAGTCAAATCAGTGACCATACATCCAAATGAACTAGGCATTAGTGCTGGTACTAATACAACCACGCAGTCTAGTTCTGCTTGGGACAAATCAAACAGCACTTCCTCTGCAATGAAAAACTGGGCTTTGTTACGATGCACCGAAGGCCAACAACGTGCAGGATGGGGTGGCACTGGCTATCAAGGCAACGGATCAGGCACTGCGGCGCAGACTGGCACAATTGAACTGGCACAAACTGGACGCAATGTTGATGTTGTAATCTGCGACTCCGGACTGCCAATACAGGCACATCCCGAGTTTGCTGTTAATGTGGACGGCACAGGCGGATCAAGAGCACTAAACTACAATTGGTTCCAACATAATCCAGAAGTCACCGGCGGTGCTGTTGGCACATACAATCTAGGATTGCTTGACCCGCATGCCATGCACGTGGCAGGCACCGTAGCAGGTAATACACAAGGATGGGCTCGTGACTCTACAATTTATAGTTTGTACTACGACACAGGTAATACCTATCCTAATTTTAGTTTGGTATTCGATTACATACGAGCCTTTCATAGAAACAAGGCAGTTAACCCTGCGATTGGTAGAAAGAATCCCACAATTGTAAACAACAGTTGGGGCATGAGTATATTTCCCAACGAATGGTCGTTAACTGACATTACCGCAGTCACGTATCGCGGAACAAGATTTACTCCAGGAGGAGCCACTACTTTCCTTGGAACTAGTGGCGTTTGTACAAGTTCAACTAGATTGGCAAATTTATTAGGTTTAGAAAATTTTGGTAATAGAATAACCACTTTAGGCCCAGTAGGTGCCACTGGCGGAACCATTAATACCAAACCCGCATCATGGACTCTTGAATCAAATCAGTCAGCATATCTACTAGGAATAACACCACCGGATGCAACTTATACAATAACATTAACTACTACAGGTAATAACACCACAATAAGAGTTAAAAATGATGTTGCTTCAGGCGGTCAAACAGGACAGACCAGTTTGTCTATGGGCATACAGATTGTTAGACAAAGCGATAACTCTGTGATAACATCATTTAGTCAAGGACCGTTTATCTCAATTGAAGGTGGAGATGTTAGTGCTGTTATTGATGAAGATGTAATACTGCCAACTACTGGTACGTATACCATTACCTATACAACAGCATTAGATATTAGTCAGGCCAGTAATCCCTTAACGGCATTTGCTATGCTGTGTACAATTACACAAACTCCAAGCGGCAGTGAAGCGGCCACTGTCAGCAGTATTACACCTAGTTTGTTAGGGGCTGCAAGCCTAACAGCGTCAACCACCCCTACCGTGGGCACCAACGATGATGGCTATTGGTCACTGGCTTTACCGTTTGCTATTACATATTTAGGCACAACACATACCACGTTGTATCCCAGCACAAACTTTTATCTAACATTTGGCGGCGGGTCAACTGTGTGGAGTGGGGTTAGCATTACCAATCCAGCATTGCCTAAAATAATGTGGTGCGCACAAGACAATTCAGTACAAAGAATATACTATGGCACTGAAGGTGTTAGTCCTAACAGAACATTTAGAGTAAGACAAGAAGGCACATCGACTACCTCAGGAACTATAGGCAGTCCCACAATGGTCTGCGAGTGGAAGTTCTACGAGAATGCGCCTAGTCAAATAGATCTTCAGGTTGGGGTTAATAGTGCTAAAACTACAGGCGGTGGTTTTACAACCACACAACTTAATGCTTGGGGATTTATCAGCGGACAACGTATTCCTGTACGAGTACCTCCCTGCGATGACGACATTGAAGACCTGTACAGCGAAGGCATTGTTATGGTTGGGGCTGCGGGCAACGGACGTTGGAAACACGATGTTCCAGGTGGCGTTGATTGGAATAACACATTTGAAATGGGTTCTAGATATCCTGCCAGTACTGCCAATCCTTATTACTACATGCGTGGTACTAGCCCTACGGCCAACGACACCCTAGCCGCAGGCACACACAATCTACCGGCAATATGCGTAGGTGCCATCGACACTATTCAAATTGACCAGAAGGTGCAGTTTAGTGATTGTGGTGCAGGCGTTGATCTATTTGCACCGGGCACATATATTGTGAGTGCATTGCCCAGTGGTGTCCAAGATCCCAGAAATGGCAGTTATTTTCTTGGCAAGTACAGCGGTACGTCAATGGCTAGCCCGCAGGTATGCGGTGTGTTGGCCTGTGCATTAGAAATATATCCGGACATGAATCAGGAAAGAGCCAAGGCCTATATAACTGCCATTGCCAAATCAGGACAACTTACAGCAACTTCGGGTGGCCCAACAGATGGGCAAGATCTACAGGGTGCTGCCAATTTGTATTTGTTTTACAAAAAAGAACGAGAGACCAGTGGCAATGTGTTTCCAAAAATCAATTATAAACCAAGACCCACAACGGGATCGGTTTATCCTAGACCCAGAATTAAAAGAACCTTATAACGGAGCGCAGAATGTCAAAACAAACGATCAATGTAGGAACATCACCCAACGACAATAGAGGTGATAGTCTTCGGGCATCTTTTCAAAAGATCAATGCCAACTTTACTGAGCTGTACACAGCACTGGGACTAGATGTTGCTCCTTTAAATCTAGGAGCATTTGAATTTGTGGGCAGCACACTGAGTACCACAGACAGTTCAGCTATTGTGATTGATCAAGCTGTCACAGTCTCCAGCAATTTAACAGTGGGTGGGGATGTTTTGCCCAGTGTGGCCAATGGTGGCGATCTAGGATCATCTGCTAGACCTTGGCGCAGTCTGTATGTGAGCAACAACACAATTTTTCTAGGTGGCACAGCGTTATCTGTAGATAGTCAAGGTAATCTACTAGTGGGAGGGCAGTTTATAGCAGATGTTGGCACAGCAGCCTGGAGCAGTATCACGGGCAAGCCCACATTCGCTACAGTGTCTACTACAGGTGCCTATGCTGACCTAACTGGCAAGCCTACTATACCAACACTTGTGAGTCAACTGGCTAACGACAGTGGTTTCTTGACTTCAGTCGGTAACATCAGCAATATACGCAGTGAAGGCAACATCAACATTGAAATCAACTTGTCAGATTCAACACTGCGTAGATGGCAGTTTGGTGAAGATGGGGATCTAACATTCCCTAACGGTGTTCTTAAGATTGCCGGTAATACAATTAGCAATTATGTTGCCGGTGATGATGGCGGCAGCGGAAGTCAACTTGAAGTATCTCAATCAAAGACAGTTATCACAAACGGAGTTACTAATAGTCTAGGAGGTGGCCCGTCACTAACCAGTCAATCTCTATTTGAAGTTAGCACCAACGGAATTCTCAGCTCCTTCCAAGTTATCAATACATTAGGTGAGGGTGAGTCATCACTAACCAGTGCGCGGTTAACTGAATTAGACAGCACTGGCTTTAAGATTGGACTTAGCGTTACTAATGATCTAGGTGACGGTAGCGAACCTCTTGTAGCATTTAATGGATGGACCTTTGGCACAGTTGATCAACAACTGGCGTTGACATTTCCGGACGGCACAACACAAACTACCGCAGCTCAAGCATTCTCGTTCAGTGTAGCCGCAGATGATTCCACACAACGAGCGATATCCAACAACGAACTCATCAAGTTTATAGGTGCAGGTGGTATTACCACTGCCAGTGATGCAGAAGGTTATATCACAATCACGCAGGGGACTACATCAAGTTTAGTCAATGGTGTGCATACCGCAAGTCTTGGATCTACAGGAATCTTAACACTATCTAATGGTGCAATTGCAACCACTGTAGATAATAATGCCACTGTTAATACCAGTGCAACTGTGACTACCAACAACA